ATCTCCGCACGGTTCTTGAAGAGGTAGTCGAAGGAACGACGCACGAAGGGGCGCGCGGCATGGTCATCCACCGCCGTGATGCCGGTCTCGAAATCCAGCACCTCGGCCAGCCGCTGGTAGTCGGCATCGATATCGCGCACCCGATTCGGGCGCGCGATCCACACCGGGGTTGAATTGAAGGTCGTCGTCGACTCCTGCTTCGCGATGGCGGTAGTGCTGGCAATGTCGAACACCAATCGGGCCCGGGCGATGGCGTCGGTCACACGCGACACGCTCTGCGTCACCCGCAGACGGGCCGTGCGTGCCGGCGTCACGAACGCACCTGCCGGCCAGGTTTGCAGCAGCGGTTGCTTCAAGGTCACGGCATTACTTGCTACCGACAGCACTTCCGCTGCCTCGGTATTGCGGCTGTCAGTACCGATTACCAGGAGACCGTCGGCCTCATATTCGAGATTGGTGGTGGTCAGCGGAATCACCGTACTCCCCGCGGTAATGGCGGCCGTTAGCACCGCTTTGTCAGGCCAGATCGGGAGGGCATAAACGCGCGCTTGCCAGGCGGAAAGAAGCACATCCAGTAGCGCGGCATCCGCACTGCCCACCAGGATCGAGAACTCCAGGGAACGGCGTGGCTTGGTCCGCAAGCTGATCCGCTGCTCGGTACCGTCGCGTGCGGTGAGGACGTCAGTCGCCCACATCAGGCGTTCCAGCCAGCCGTCTGTCCAGTTGGGTTTCAGGCCAAACACCACGACGCGCCGTCCGGAGATCGACAGGGTCGGTGCCTCGTCGGGAAACTGGAAGCTGAAACTCGCTTCGATCACCGGCGGCCCGTCGAGGCTCACCGAGACGTTGTGCAGGCGCGACTCCAGCATCCCGTAGGTGGTCGGCGGATTCGCCGGGGCAGCAAGCAAGATGCCACCATCGTTCGCCCCGATGACCGCCGACAAGGTCTTGGGGGCGAAGTGGGCGTTCCACACCTCGACCTGGCGCATCTGCGTCGACAGCAGATTGCCCAGCGCGATCGTTGCCGGCAGCAGATGAACGTGGTGATACCAGTCCTGTTCGAACTGGCGAACCAGGTTCCCCGAGTAGAACGAGACGATCTCGCTGACCGGCAGGTTGTTGGCCATCGCGCCGGCATTGGGTGGGTTGCTGGCCAACGCGCCCGAATGGGGCGGCGTCAAAGGTGCTGGCAGGGACTTGTAGACAGCCCCATAAGCCGAAATGGCTGGCAACCCCGATGGGAGAACCGCCCCGGCGTAGGTGGTCATTTCAAGAACCCGTAGCCACCATAGCTCAGGGTGAAGACCATCCAGTCATTGCCACCCAGGGTGACCACGTCCTTATTGACGTACTGTCCATTCACGCGCAGCAGGCACATCCCCGGGGCAAATCCCATCATCGAGTAAAAATAGGAAGGGATCGGACGGCCCACTTCGATGGTCGCGGGATAGAGCGGTGTGACGCCGTTGAACGCAATCGGCGAATAGTTATCCAGTTGCCGGGTGATGCCAGAGTAGAACGCTCGCACGACATCCACACCCGAGTTGCCAGCTTTCCATTTGTTGGTGTTGCCGTCGATGTCGGCCCGCACATAGGTGCTGTAGGTGTCGGTCAGGAAGGCGCCGCCCGTAAACGTGCAGGTCTTGGTCATCGCCCCGAACAAGAACGGTGCGTAGGTGGTGCTCGCGGTCTGCACGATGCAGTAACACCAGCCGTCGCCGCCGAAGAGGAAATACTCGGCACTGCCTGACAACGGCGACACCGAATACGAGCCCGACGCGACGGTCTGCGAACTGTAGGCTGCGCCGCTGTTGAAACTGGTCGATCCATAGCCCGCGATGTAACCCGCGTAGGAATGCAAATTGACGACCTGCCCGCTGGCGGCATGGAGCAGATGAAGGCGCAAATACCCCGCGTCCGCTTGATACATTAGCTGCGCGTAGCCGCAGACGCCCATGGCAAAGAGCCGAATCTTGTCGAGCAGGTCGTTGGCCGAGGTGGTAATTCCAGACTGGAATGCCATCCATTACCTCACGCGAGCTTCAATGCCCAGTAGTCGCTGTAACCGGTGCGAAAGACGTCCTGCACCACCAGATGATCGATACCGCCCACCGTGACGAGGTTCTCGGCCGCGTTGGCATAGCCCGGCACGGCGAAGCAGCCGTCCATCTCGCCCAGGCCATTCAGGATGAACGGCAGGAGCGGGTAGGATCCATCCGGGCATTCGCGCATGGAACCGCCCCAAGCATTCGGCCACATCGGCTGGACACCCGTCCACGCCCCGGACGGCGCGTAGTAGGCGCCCGAGTAGCCCTGCGACTTGGGCAGGTGGTTGCGGTATTGGTAGGAATTGCTCCAGCGCGTCGAACTGTTGTACGTGCCGCCGACCAGCAGCGGATACGGGTACTGTCCTGGCGTGGCATAGGGCAGGAACAGGCCCAGGTACATCATCTCGAAATAGGTGCCGGTTTTGGCGACCATCACGATGCGCCGACCATTGGCGACGATCCAGTAGGGCATGGCGGAGGCCATGAGGAGTGCGTAGAACGGGCCGCCCGGGTTGTACTGACCGTCGAAGGTCTGTCCAGGATTCCAGCCGACGAAACCGCGCAACTTCCAGTTGCCGTAGTCCGCCCCGGCTTCGGAGAGGATGCCGACGTTGATTTGCTCAGTTCCTGCAAGTCCCGGCCCTTGCAGCACCAGTTCCACCGGTGGGCCCGGCACCCAGCGCAACACTGACCAGCGCTCGTTGGCCGGCAGCATGTCCTGCGTGACGAACTGTTTAAGTCGGTTCAGAAGATCGAGATAGTCGGCGGCGGTGCCACTGGTAAATGCCATGGCCTACCTCAGTAACTCGCGCACAGCCGAGCCGTTGCGGGAGAGCACATTGAGAATGGTTTTTTCTCCAGCGGCGGAGTTGAGGTAGTCAGCCGCCATGCCGGGATCGATGACATTCACGATGCGCACCGATTGCGAGGGCGCAGACGTCGGCGTTGGCGAGACGGCGGGCACCACGCCCCCCTCGGCAAAGGCCAGTCTCTGTCCGCGCCAGCGTGGCGCGAACAGGCCGCCATTCAAGGCGTGCAGAAACTCGACCCCGACCCGGCGCACCGCATCAGCGCGAAGGACATATTCACCAGCCGAGAGCCGCGCCGGAATGGAATCACTGGTTGCGGTACCGGGGCCGGTGACATAGCCGCCGGTCGCGAAACCGGCAGAACTGGCAGCGCTAAAGAGACCCGAGATCAGCCCTCCCAAGCCGCCACTACCCCCTTTGGTCATACCGCCGAACAACGCCTCGGCGATCTTCTGTGCAGCAATGCGGTTGATGGCGGCAATCACCGACCGGGCAAAGTCAGCGAAAGCATCCTTGGCCGACTTCGCGCCCGAGCCGATCTGCTCGAACATCGTGACGAAGGCGTTTTCCACATCGCCATTGATGCGGGCGGCCACGTCATCCGCCACGGTCTTGAGGCCCACCACTTCCACCTTGAGCCGGGCGACTCGATTGATGGCCTCCTCCGAGCCGGTGGCATCGGCAAGCGCCTGCATCTTCGGGATCATGCCGTCCACTTCGGTAGCGGTCTGTTGATGCAAGGCCAGCACCTCGCGCCGCATCTGCGACTCGGAAATCATCCCGGCATCCTTCTGCACCTGGAGTTCCCGTTCGCGGATGGCCATGCGCTCCGTGACCGTCTGATACTGACGTTCGAGTTTCGCCAGTTCCGCGATGTCGGCTTCGACGTTGATCAGGCGCCCGACATCCGCGGCACCGCTGCTGTCGCCCATGCGTTGCAGTTTTTCGATCAAGGGCTGGTATTCGCGTTCGAGCCGGGCGCGGGTGACATCGCCGCCGGCCCCGCCACGGATCTCGGCCAAACGGTCACGCACCCGCGCCAGTTCATCGGCGAGTTCCTTCTCGGCCTTGGCAGCAGCATGCGCATTGGCGACTTCGATCTCGCCGCGCTTCATGTTGAGCACGATGATCTCGCCATCGAGCTTCTTCACTTCTGCTCTGGCGCGCAGGCGCTGCGCGTCATCCTTGCCACCCGTAGCCACCGCCGCCTCTGCATCCCGTTCCTGCTGCTTTGCGGCAAGTTCCTGATCGGCAGCCTGCTGCTCGATCTGGGTCTTACGGGCGTAGTAGTCGCGCACGGACACCAGTCGCCCATCGAGTGATCGGTCCAGCGCCGACTTTTGCAGATCGAGACCTTCCTTCAGGACTTTGAATTCGGTCTCGGCCTCTGCTTTGACCAGGGCGAGCTGGACGCCGGTCGTGTCCTTATCGGTTCCGCCCGTCGCTTTCTTTTCGCACTTCCCATTGACCCACTGTCCACCAGAGACAACACAGGCGATGCGCTGCATGTCCTCGGTCGGCTTGCCGGTAGGGCTTTTGGCCTCCGGCCGGGCGGGCTCGGCCAAGGATTTGAGACGCCCCTGTGCCGCCGTGAGTTCTTGCTCCCATTGCGCGAGGTTGCGGCGCAGCGTCGCCATCGCCGCCTCGTTGAACTTGACGTCGAAGGGCATGAAAGGCACCGGCGCCCTGCCCGCCTCCACTTTCTGGCGGGTGCCATCGACCAATTCCTGAATGCGTTTGACCTCGTCTCGCGCCTGCTTGATCTCGGTGCCATTGAAGATCAAATTGCCGACCCCGCCGAGGCCCACCCATAATGCCTTGAGCGTCCCGGCTTCGTTGGCCGCCTCGCGCATCGCGTTCGTGATGTTCGTCAGTTCCGGCAGAAAGTCGCGCGCCAGCGCGATGCCGAGCGATGAGGACGATGCCTTGAGCGCCGTCAGGTTATCGTTGAACGCTTCTGCCGAGCGTGCCGTCTCGGCGGTCAGTTTGAGACCGAGCCGTTCAGCCTCAGCCGTGAGTTGACTGATGCCCGCCGCCCCCTGGTTCAGGAACGGGATCATGTCCATGCCGCTCTTGCCGAACAGCTTGACGGCCAGCGCCGTCTTGACTGCCCCGTCCTCCAGGTTGGCGAAGACATCGGCCACCTGCAGCAGCACTGCCTCGGTCGACTTCATACTGCCGTCGGCATTCCTGACCGAGACGCCGAGTGCCTCGAATAGTTGCGCCCCGTCGCCGATCCCGGTATTGGCCTCGGTGATGTTCTGCGACAAGCCCTTGATGCCCTTCTGCAAGGTTTCCAGGCTCACGTCAGACAACTGCGCGGCAAAGCGCAAGGTCGACAAGGCTTCCACCGAGATGCCAATCTTCTGCGAGAGCTTGTTGAGATGATCGGCTGAATCGATGGCGTTCTTGATCAGGGCGGCAAACCCGGCAACGGAGAGCGTGACGCCCAGACCGGCCAGCATCCCCCTGACGCGGTTCGACTCGTCGCCAAGTTTGGCCAGGTTGCCGCGAATTGAGTCGAAGGCCGACCGGGTCTGATCAACGGCGGTAATCAGCAGTTGCGCGCGGTCTTGGGTCACGGCTGGCTCATGTCTTAAATCTTGGCGAGTTGCGCTTCGATGGCTCGGGCGAGGACGGGCAGTTGTGCGCGTACCGTTCCTTCCAGATTGAAGCGCCGTTTCAATGTGACCTTCGGCACCAGGGCGGCAATCGGGATTTCCTGGCCGCGCTTCACGCGCTTGGTACCTGTGCGTTCCCGTTCGGCCCGCTTGAAGCGCGCCAGGGAGGACGCGTTCTCCCTCAGGTTCTCAGCCATCAAAATGACACGCCCGCCTTTCTGAATGAAGTACGCGTTGCCGGAACCAATCAGCACGTCGATCACGCGCTTGAAGGCACGGCGACCGATGCGACGCCCCTCCGCGGTCAGCGGAATCAGCATCCGGCCGGAAACGGTTCCCCCCCGGACATGGATACCCAGCCACGGAATCTTCGAGCCGATGAGCACCGCCGGCAGTTTGTCCGGGTCGCGGTCGTAGACCCTGGCGCGCAGCGAGCTCAGGAAAGCCGCTTTCTTGACCGTGAAATCGGACTTCATTTTGTTGCGCACGACATCGGCCACCGCTCTCCCGCCATGACTCATGCCGGTGGCCACGGCCTTGTGAATGGCGACCTGCTTTTGCCGCGTCCAGGCATCGAGCGTGGATTTGTCGAGCAGACCCGAGGTGGTCAGCGAAATCTTAAGCATCGAGGTGCCTCATGGCCTTCTTGATGGCATCACCGCTGCCTTGTGCACCCACGCTCACAACCGTCAGCAGATTCGCCAATCGTCGCGACTCCTGCCGATCGATCGCGGCAATGAAGGCATCCACCTGCGCCAGGGTGTACTGCAGGATGCTGGCGTAGGCATGCCCGGCGTCGATCAGGCGCTGGAGGGCATCGCTCCAGGAACCCCGGCTCCCAGGGTCTGGCTTACCCGCGCCGCCGCCTCGGTCAGGCTCGGCAGCACGCGCTGGATAAAAAAATCGGCATTCACCTCGAATACCGCCTCCGCCAAATGCACGGCATCGTCGAGTGCCAAGCCGCTGACCCACTCCGGAGGACGACGACTGGCGATGGCGACCGCCTCGATCACCGCCTCGCCATGCAGGGCCAGGAGCGCCAGCCAGTCGGGCGAGGCGGAAAGACTGGCCGCGGCGGGTTGCACAGCGCGCGCGAAGGCCGGCACGTCGCCGACCTTGAGCGGCGTGAGCTCGAGGCTTTCGCCGCCGATAACGAGCATCACCGGCACCGGCGGCAACGCCGCAAATGGGTCGCCCATCCTCACAACAGCACGATACGGCCAAACTGGCCCAGCGCACCGGCCGCCGCCTTGGTGAGATCCGCCAGCACCTGGCCCGACAATTCGAACTTCATCAACTCCGTGCCGATCACCGACAAGTCCTTGGTCGGATTGATGGCCACCCGGTAGAGGTCGATCACGACTTCCTTGTTGGCGTCCGCCGTGTTCAGACCCTCGAAGCGCACCCAGCGCTCGGGCAGCGGCTGCGTGAACATCGCCGTGACGCTGGCCGCACCGTAGCTGTAACTGGCCGCAATCGCACCCGTGACCCCGGTGATGTCGGTAAACATGATCGAGCCGTGTTTGGCGTTGACCGTGTATTTCTCCGCCGCCACGGTCGTCGCACCGGCCTTGATCACCACGGCGGAGACGTTTTGCTTGCCAAGCAGATAGAGCTTGCCGAGTTCGGCGGCGGCAATGACCGGCTCATCGGTCACCGTGCCGGTGGTGACGACCGTGGTGGACCCGTAAAGCGCGAGTTCCAGATTCGACTGGATGAGTTCCTCCAGGGTGCAGGCAAACTCGCCCTTCTTGGTCTTGATGAGTTGCAGATCGGTCAGGCGCTGGCCGGATTGAGATTCCTGATGCTCCAGGGTTTCGACTGCGAGCGACACCTTGAGGTCGGGGACGTTGCCGACAAAGGTGAGACCTTGCGGGTTGCCGTTCATGTCGCGCGCGCCGATAAACACGCGTCCTTGTCCAGAGAAATAGCTCATGCGGTGTTACTCCTTGGTTGAGTTGAGAGGAAATGCCGGGTTTGCGTCGTTGTGACGGGCGCGCCGGGGCTCAGCAGACGCGGCTGCCTGGCCGACGCCGTGCGCGATGAGCCAATGCGCCGTGCTCTCATCGACCTCGATGACGGCGCCCGCGCCCTGCTCGACGCCGGCATGGGTGTGGATCTTGAGAAGTTCGATATGCATCATTCATCCTTGGCTTGCGAGGTCATGGAAACGGGTGCGGTAGGTGATCTGGTAGCGCGCAGGAAGGGTCGCCGCCGTCGCATCGGCGTCTTCCACGTCCCACTCGCAGTCGAGTTCCTTGATCCCAAGGGCCAGACCGCCCAGATTGGCGTTGGCGAAGAGCGCCGCATGGGCGCCGACCAGCAGATGATCGGCCTGGGTTTCGGGCGCAATCGGCCCGACCGCCCGCGCCAGCGCTACCAGCCGCACAATGAGTTGGCGTTCCACCCGGTCATTGGGCCGTTCACTGATCGTGTCGGATTCGGGAAACACCAACAGCGCCGGTGCCCCCTCGCGGGTGACCGCCGTGGTCGGCGAGCGCAGCAGTTGCGCGCCCTGCGCCGCCGCCACCGGCGCCAATGTCCCGGTGATGGCCTGCAGGATCTGCTCGCGAATCGAGTGGGGCATGGCGGCGACCTAGACGCGGGTCAGCGTGGCGCGCTGCTCGGACCCATCGCCCACCGCGGTGATCTCGCGCACGCGATACGACTGCCCGCCGATGTCCACCCCACTGCCGGCGCCCAGCTCCGGCAACCAGGCCGCGGGATAGGTCATGGTGTACTGGTGACTCAAGACCAAGCCGTCCAGCAACACCACATCGGGCGCCCGAAAGTCCACCGGCACCGCCCTGCCCTCGACCTGCGCCAGTGCCAGCAGCCCGGCGCGCGCGGCGACCTCGTAGAGCGCACCCACGTCGATCATCAGGAGATCGTCAGCTTGACGAGTACCCCCGGGCGATGACACATCGGCAGCGGATTCGACTGCGTGTGCAGGTCGGTGCCGCGATCGAACTTGCGCGGCTCCTGCTTCGCATACAGGGATTGCCCGAGGGTATTGACCGTCTCGTTGAAGTCGGCCGGGGCAAAGTAGGTGCTGAAGGTGTCGATCGTGCCGAGCGGAAAGGCATGCGCCTCACCGGCAGCAATAAAGCGCATCACGTTCCCGTCGAGGGTACTCGCCTGGCCGCGATACTCTTCGAAGATGATGCCGCCAAAGGCAAAGCCGGTACGCACATCGTCGCGCAGCATGGCGCCTTGGGCGTAGTTCTCGTAGGCCTTCTCGACCTTGCCGTGGCCGACGAGCTTCTCGAAGAACTCCGGCGAACACAGACAGCGCACGCCGGTCATGAATTCACCGCGCAGATTCGCCTCGATATGGGCACTGACCTCGACGCACTTGTTGCGCACATTGGTCGTCTCCGTGGCCAACGCGAAATTGACGCTCTTCGGCCCGATCTCGAAGTCGCTGTAGAGGTTGTGCAGCACCGAGCCATCGGCATCGAGAATCACGCCCTTGAGCGCGCCCATGCGCAAATGCTCCAGCGTGATCGCATGCTTGTTGCGCATACTCTGCAGATGCTGCGCCAGGACGCCAGCAATCGACTCGGACTCGGTTTCGGAGCCGAACGCACGCACGCCCTGCACTTCTTCGGGCAAAACGACGTCGTCCAGCGGCACGTGCGGCACGACGAAAGAGCGCAACTTGCGCTTGTCGCGCGCATTCAGGGTCGACGGTCCACCCAAGGGCTGCGTCGGCAGCAGATTGAGCGTGCCGTTACGCTCTTCGATAATCACTTGCCGCGTGCGCACCGGCTTGGCCGGAAACAACCCCAACTGCTCGAGGCGCCCATAGCGGTTGGGAATGAGGTTGATGGCCGCCGTCAGGCTGGCCATGGCGAAGCCGGGGTTGTCGAAAGGATTTTGCATGACAGATCTCCAGAAAGTCAAAAACCCGCCAGCGGCGGGTTGTCAGAGGGAATAGGCAGAAGCCAGGGCGGATCAGCGACCCATCACGCCGACTGGCGAACCAGGATGCCCAGCAGAGCGAGTTGCCCTTCGGCCTCGGTCTGCTGCGGCACGGAAATGCCACTCGGCCAAGTCACGGCGTGACGGGCCACAATGGCGTGGCGCGCGATCAGGATGGCGTCCTCGCGGTCAATCAGCGTCGCGTCGCTATCCGTCGCGAGGACACCGATGGCGATCTCGGTGCCATCCGTGGCGGCGGGATCCAGGGCGTGCAGTTTGCCGTCGGCGGCGTTCCGGCCGAGCACGGTCCCCAGCAGGAGGTTCTGCCCGGCGGCAATCGTCACCGCCTCGCGGGAATAGAGATTCGGCGCCTCGTACTTCAAGAGGTCGCCAAGATTGGGGCGTTCGGTGATGAAAGGCATGGCTTACTCCTTGGCAATAAGTTTCTTGATGGCACGCACGATCGGCGAATTCTCGGGCGTCGCCATCTCCTGGGTGCCCGCCGCCGGCGTGATCGTCGACTGGATCGACAGCGCGTCTGAATGGGCCGCACGCGCCTCGATCAATGTCCGCCGCACCTGTGCCTCGGTCTTTCCGGCGGCGATGAAACCCGCGGCCTTCTCCGGCACGCCCGCGATCAGACACAACTCGGCCACCGCTTGCGCGGACAAGGTGACCGCGCGACGCGCTTCGTCCACCAAGAGCGCGGCCGCATCGACACCGATCATCTCGGCGAGGGGGTTTTCGTTTTGTTGCATGGCTTCCTCCTTCAAGGAATGGGCTGCCCCCGAACGAGACACTGCCCGAGCCAGGGGCGCCGGGCGGCCTCGGGAGTTAAGGTAAAGCGAGAAATCCGACAGGACCGATTCGAAGGACCCGAGTGCATCGGCCAGCCCCGCCGCCACGGCGTTGGCGCCAAAGAACAAGCCGGCTTCGGTCAACCGCACCTGCTCCGCCGTGCACCGACGCATGCCGGCAACGTGGTCGACGAAGAGCCCGTAGAGTCGATCGACCTCGGCCTGCAATTCGGCCTTGGCGGTGTCCGAGAGCGGCTCATGCGGCGAGAAATCGTTCTTGTGGCTGCCGGCCGTCACCGCCGTGTAGCGGTACCCGTCGTGGGCATCCTTGATCGACTGGTCAATGTGCAAGGCGATGACGCCAATCGATCCGACCCCGCCCGTTTCCGAAATGATCACCCGGTCGGCTGCCGCGGCAATCGCATAGGCCGCCGAGAAGGCCGAATCGTTGGCGAGCGCCCAGATCGGCTTCACCGCAGCCCCCTCGCGCACCCGTCGCGCCAACTCGAAGCTTCCCGAGGCCTCGCCGCCCGGTGAATCGATATCGAGCAGGATGCCGGCGACCTGGGGATCCGCCAGCGCGGATTCGAGCGTCACGCCAAGGTCGGCGTAACTCGTCAGACCGGATGCGGCGTCGAGCCCGGCCGTGCGTTTGACGAGAGTGCCGTGCACGGCGATGACGGCGATACCGGGTACGCCCGACGCGGGTGTCCGCGCGAGGGGTGCTGCCAGTTCCGTCGCCGGCGGCAGGATGTTCAGTCGCTCGCCCAGCACGGCCAGGATGACATCGAGTTTGGCGCGCTGGACGAGCAGCGGGGTCCCAAAAATCCGGGCAGCAAGATGAGGCAACATGCATTACTCCGTCGGTTGATCAAGCGGTTGGGCCGACCCCGTGGCCGGACTGGCGGGCGCCTGGTCGTGCCGGGGATCGGAATCAAACACCAGACCCAGGGCGTCGGCCCGGGCGTTGTCAGCCGCAATCTCGCGATCGACGTCCTCCGCGTCATAGCCATAGGCCGAGATGGCTTCCGAGCGACTGGTCAGGCCAGCACGGATGGCCAGCTTCATGGCGGTGAATTCTTTCTGCGGATCCACCCACTGCCACCCTTGCGGCACCCAGCGCGCGGTTTGGAAAGACCGTGGCTTCAAGGCGTAGCCGGGCAAGGACAAAGCCCCTTCCAGAACCGCCTGGTCCATCCAGGCCCGCCAGATCGGCCGACACAACTGGTGAACGATGACCGCGTGCTGGGTTGCTTCGCAGCGCCGGCGGAACTCGAGCAGACCGGCGCGAATGGACGAGTAGTTCACTTGGGTGAGATCTCCCGTCAGCATCTCGTAGGTAATGCCCATCGCTGCCGCCACCGCGCGAAACTGCAAGCGCATGAAGTCGGCGTAGGAACTGCCGACATCGGCCGGCGCCGAGAACTTGATGTCCTCGCCCGGCTCCAGGATTTGCAGGGTGCCCGGCTCAAGTCCCGCCAGGGCAACGCCGTTGCCATCGGCCAGACCCTCACCCAGCAGACTGTCCTCGGGGCTCATCCGGGTGATAAAACCGGCAAACATTGCGGCGGTCTTTTTGCGCACCAGTTCGGCATCATCGTATTGGTCCAACTCGTTCAGCTTCACCAGTGCCCGCGCCAGCCACGGCTCACCGCGAATCTGTCCCGGGCGCAAGGCGCGAAACAGATGGACCACCTCGTCGGCCGGCACCCGCACCGTCTCGACCCCGCCAGCACCCGACATCGGCGCCAGGGCGCCATCATTGGGGTGCGAGCGATAGAGGTGATACGCCACGCGCCGCCCGAGCCGATCAAATTCAATACCGGCACGAATCACGTGGCCATTGTCGGCATCGGCATTGAACATGACCGGCAGATGCTCGGCTTCGAGCACCTGAACCTGCAAGGCGACCGGCAAGCCGTCTTCCGGACGCCGCCAGCGCAGCCGGACCAGCGCTTCGCCGCCTTCGAGCATGGCCCGACAGGCGAGCGCCTGCACCCCGTAGAAGTCGGTCACGCCAGCGGCATCGGCGCTCTCGCACCACGCCCACCACAGGCGCTGGATGGCTTCCCGCTGAGCGGCATCGGCCACCATGCTCTGTGGCTTGATGCCAGTCCCGATGGCGTTGGCAACGAAGGCTTCGACGCCAGCTGCCGCCCAGGCATTGCGCCGCACGAGATCGCGGCTCTTGGCCCGCAGACTGTCCTGGGTGTAGGCGAGCGCGGCCACCGCACCGGGATTGGACACACCCCAGGCCAGCGTTCGCCGGCCACTTCCCGTCCCATCGTAAATCGGCATGCCGCCCAACAAGCGGTGACGGATACGGGTCATCCAGCCCATCAGAAGCCCTTGCCCGTCATCACCCGAATCTGCCGGGGGGCGCGTGGCCACAAGCCGGTGGCGACCGCTTGATCATGCAAGTCCCGCTTCACCGCCTCGATGGCCGCCTGCAGTTCCTCGACCGTGCGGTACTCGACACTCTTGTCGCCGAAGGTCACGCGCTTCTCGCCCTTGGCCAGCGCCGTCTCCAACGCGGTCAGTTGTTCCTGGGTGTAGGCCATCAGCGGTAAACCACCAGGTTCATCTCCGTGGTGTCGGCAAGCGAGGTGTTCCCCGTCGCACAGACGACCTCGACGTACGCGGCGGTCTTGGCATCCGACGTTGACCGCGCGAGTGCGGTACGCGCCGTGCCGGTGTTGGCCGAACTGCGGGCAAACGCCTGCCAGCAGTAATTGGCATCAGCGAACGGGGTGGCAAAGGTGATGCGGTAGCGCCCCGCCGCCAGGCGCGTGACCCCCGCCACGTTGTGCGCGGCATTGATGACGACCGCACTGCCGTTATAGCCAAACGAGACCCAGGCCCGCGCGAGCCCGGGATGATCGGGACGCACCAGGGCCTTGATCTCGGTCCCCACCCGGCTGGCGAGCGCCGCAATGTGCAAAGCCAGACTCATGATCAGGCGATCAGGGCGGCTTCGAAGAGGACGACGAAGTCGGTTTCGGGATCCCCGATGGCGCTGCTGGCGACCGCCCCGATGTTACTGAGCGCTTGTTCCTGCTCCAGCGTTGTGAGGACCTGGGGCGCATCGAAACGAACGCGCACATCGAGCGCGGCGGTAATCGCGGCAATCCCCGTCTGGTCGTTCTCGATAGCCTGCTGCAGCTCGAGCAGCGTGTCGTAGGCAGGGTCGGCCCCGCCGAGAATATTGGTGCGCAGGTCATCGAGCAGCGTGACGATCTTGGACGACGAATAGGTCGAGGTCGTACTGCCGGGATCGAGATCATCGATCAAGGCCGCGCTGGTGATGGCGGCTTCGAGTTCGTTGATCGCGGCCACCAGCGACGACTTGTCGATGGTCGACAGCGACGCCAGACTGCCGATGTTCGAATAGACGGCCTTGAACTCGTCGGCGATACGAATCACCAGGCTGTGGATTTGGGTTTGCAGACTCATGGATCGGTTCCTTCAGGTGGGTTTCAGGTCAGCCAGCGGCTGCGGATCAGGCGCCGCCGGGCGGGGGCGACACCAGAAACAGAAAGGCCACCCGGTGGGGTGGCCTCGGCATTCGGTTCATCAGAGACGTCGGGGGGATCGGCGGTCGCGATCCCGAGTTGCTTTTCCAATTCACGCCAGTGGCGCTCCTCGAAGCGGTCAAGGCCCGAGGCCGCCGCCGCAGCGCGGGCATAGACGTAACAGTTGCCTGCCACCAGCATTTTGCCGTGACGGCGCACGATCAACGTGCCATTGGGCACCGTGGCGCAATAGACACGGCCTGAATAGGGAACGGCTCGCACCATGCACGTCCGGTCTGCGCCGTCGAGTGACGCTGAACGGCGGCGATTGTTTTCTCGCACCCAGAACTGGGGAAGCACCTGATCGCCGCCTTGACCACGAATGCACCAACCGTCGCGTTGAACGCTCGTCACGCTCGGGCTGCCGCCCATCTTGATGAACAACTCGGCCATATCATCGGCCAGACCCTTGCTGACGGTGGCATAGGACCGGGATCCATTCTGTGTCCAGCCATCGCCGGCAATCGCCGCTTCAACGAAGGCATTGATCACATCTTCCCCTGCGTCCTTGATCCATTGCGGCACACGCCGCGTGTCTTGGAGCCCGGGGCACATCTGCGCGATGTAGTCGTAGAGTTGCTTGGACGAGATCACGGCGCCGCTGGCATCCCAACGCCAGTTCCACGGCAAGGCATCAAGTACGCCTTCGATCCCTTGCCGGCCTTCCGGCTTGGTCTGCGAGATACCAACAGTGCGCATGATGGTTTTGCCGCAGGCCGATGCCTGCGTCCAGCCTTCGGCGATGTACCAGCCAAGAAGCGAGGCCATGACGGCGGCGGGCACGATGCGCTCCGGTTCGATGATCACCTTGCCCCGTGACTTCAGGCTGGCGGGAATCTTGACGTCCACCAGACCGTTCCCTCGCCAGCTAGCATTGATCTTGATCGTGTGGTGAATCGTCAGATCCTGGGCAAGCGTGATCTTCGGCGGAACGTCGAAGTTCCATTTTCCAATCTTGCGGTCATACACCTTGCGAAAGGTGACCATCCGATGGGTGGGTGTGACCGCAAAGTTGAGACATTTCCCATCGACCACCATCAAGTCACCCTCGTAGGGTCTGTCGATCAATACTTGCGGTGTCTGATATTCAATCAGGTCACTGTCCAGATCGACCGTAGCCAGCAAGTCACCATATCCGACTTCACCAAATCGCTTCCATCCAGCGTAGGTCAGCACATCCGTTTCGGCATCGAAGCAATCCAAACCTTCGTTCCTCTCCCGCATCTTCTGCCACTCGCGCAGCGCGAAGCCATTGCGGTCGCGCCGCGTCACCAGTTGCTCGGCGCACAACTGCTGGAGGAACTCGGCGTCGACCTTGGGCAGATGGACGAATCCGACCGGGTAGACCGGCGTCACCCCGTCCTCGGCCACATCGGCTGCCTTGCGCAGGTTGTTGTAGAACTCGAGCTTGGCAATGCCCCCCGCCACAGAGAAGACCTTGATCCCCCGGCGCAGCTTCTTGCCGCCGGCGGTGACATCGACCGCCGTGGGCGAGCCAACCAGCGCAGCCCCGCGGGCGACGCCCTTGACCGCCATCACCCGGGCATCGCGCACGGCACGCACGAAGGCATAGGCCTCCTGCGTCGCAAACCCGGTATCGATGGCGAAGCGCACCAGCGGCACGGCGGCACCCGAGGCATGGCACCAGGTCTCATCGATCAGTCGCGCCAGCGCGTGCCAGACCTCCGCGCGCGCCGTATCGCCCATCAGCACGCGATGTTCGACCAGCCAGGCGGCCTTGCCCCGACCAAACGCCCAGATCGAGACTTCGATACGATCTTTCTGGACATCGGCCCCGCCGGTCAGGAGTAGGCCGCCCGGCGGGATGGACCCCATTCGGTAGTCCTCCCGGCGTTCCAGCAGGCGCTGCCAATCGGGGGCTTCGCCCTCCTCCACCCAGGTTTCACCGAGTTCGGTGTTCTTGAAGGTCTTGATCGCAGCCGCCGACCCCGATACCTTGTGGATGGCCCGCTCCCAGGCAGCGGCGATCTCCCGCCAACTCCGCCAGCCGATAGGGCTGTACAGGCTGGACAGATGGAAACCCACCGTTCGCCGGGCGCCTTCCGCCATTGCCCGCCATTCCCCGTGCTCCAGCATCCACGTCTTGTGATGCTCGGGAATCGGCACTTCACAGGCTTCGCAGACATAGGCCACGGTCTCGGGGTGCGCTTCCGTCTCGTCGCGCGCCCAGCGCAATTGCTCGAAACGCAGCCATTGCCGGTGTCCACAGTGCGGACACGGCACAAAATAGCGCCGCTGATCACTCGCTTCGTACTCGCGCTCGATGGTGCTGACGCCTGCAACCGTGGGCGTCGAGACGATAAAGATCTTGCGCCGGGCGAAGGTCCGGGTCCGCGCCTCAGCCAGCGCCACCGCGCTTCCCTCACCATCGACGTCAACCGGATAGCCATCCACCTCGTCGAGAAACAGGTAGCGCACCGGCATCGAGCGCAGGCCCACGGCACTGTTTGCACCGACCATGCGCAGCACGCCGCCACGAAACTCCTTGGCCAGAATGGTATTGCCCGAGTCGCGGCTGCGCGGCGGCATGATCCGTTCTGCCAGCACCGGCGATTCCTCGATCAGCGGGTCGATCCGCTGTTTCGAGTTGTTCTTGGCCATGTCCACGGTGGGCCACACCGCCATCATCGGCCCGGGGGCGTGATGGATCACATAGCCGATCCAGTTGTTGCCCATCTCGGTCGCGCCCAACTGTGCGGCTTTCATGAACACCACCCGTTCCACGGGCGAGGTTGGCGACAGGCAATCCATGATGGCCTTGAGGTAAGGCGTTCGCGCGGTACGCCAGCGGCCGGGTTCGCTTGAGGCCTTGCTCGACAGCATCCGGTGCCGGTCTGACCATTCGGAGACCGACAGCAGCGGATCCGGGATGAGTCCCTCCCGCCAGGCACGGTCGATATCGCCTTCGCCATCGTAGTCCGCGTCCATCAGTCCACCCGAGGGCGGAGCTCGCCCAGTTCGATCAGGTGCTCGCGCACCGCTGCTTCCAGGG